ACGGCGAGAGACTGTTCGAGCCGTTCGCCGGCGAGACCGCCGCGGTGATCGCGGGCTGCCCGTCGATACGGAAGGTCGCCCGGAAGGCTCCCAATCCGAAATCGAAGAACAGGTGCATCGACGTTGCGGTCTGGATCGCAGCGCCCGCCTTCGTGATCGACCTGTAGTACCTCCAGTTCGCGAGCACGATGTCGCCCTGGTCGCCCACTGTCTTGCAGACCTGCTTCGGGACGATCGGGCGGCCGAGGAGGAGCCCCGCCGGCGCCTGCTGCATGCCGGCGTTCGGCGGCGTCCAGATCGGCTGATTGCTGATCGTCATCGTGATCAGCTGCGGCAGCACGTCATCGTTGATCATCCAGATCGCGTTGCGGCGACCCAGACAACGGGCGAACATCTTCGCGACGTTCGCTGCGACAACGGTATCGGCCACCTGCGAGGTCTCTTTCGCGACCGAGACCTGCGACGCATGCCCGAAGAATCCCTTCGGCTGACCGATGCCGGAGCCCTCGAAGAGCGCGAGGTCCGTTTTCCAGCGGATCGACTCCGAGGTCTTGCGGCCGATGTAGGCCGCGAGCGCGTTCGTGTCTTCCGCCAGTTCATCTGTCACCGGCACGAGCGCCATCAGCTTCGAGAGCCGCAGCGTGGCGGTGTCGCCCTTGGGCTTGGTCTGCGTGGCCTGCCCGGCCTCGTTTTCCCAATACGCCCGGATGCCGTCGGTGCCCCACGGCGTGGTCTCGTCGCGCGGGAAGACGAGCGAGTTACCCATCACCGGGAAGTTGTCGGTGAGAGGCAGCAGCGCGTCCTCCTCCAGCGAGTGCTGAAACACCTCACGGGAGTACTCTGGCGGGACCAGGAAGCCACCGTCGGCCCCCGTACCCTCGTTGCCGTAGGTGGTCGGGGCGGCGCCGATGTACAGGCGCTCGTCCATCTCGCCACGGCCGCCTGGCATTCCGGCACGCATGACGCTTACGGCGAACTCGCCGAAGCTGTGGAAGCCCCGACGCGGATCGTCCTCGCCGCGCTCGCTCACGCGCGCGCCGTCGCCGGCGGGCAGCGCTTGCGCGGTGCGCTCGGCCTCGATCAGTCGCGTCTCGCGTTCGACATCGGCGTTGATCTTCTCGACGTCCGCCATGTGGGCGTCGAACTCCTTCACCTCGTCCTCGGTGAGGTCGCGGTTTTCCTGCGCGGCCGTGTCGTGCAGCTTGCGAGCTGCGGCCGCGGCCTTTTGCTTGCGCTCGAGCAGAGCGCGGAGTTTCGGGTTCATGCTCTTTTCTCCTGTGGAGGTTGAAAACGGTCGCGGCAGGTCCGCGGCTGAACAGCCGCCCCTCGGTGCTTGAACAAGCGCGGGGGTTCGACGCCCTGCCAGGCGTCTGATCTATGCGTTCGCGTCGGTGAGCCGCAGCACGCGCGCGGCTTGCGCCCGCTTCGATGCTCCAGGACGGCTCTTCTCGAGCCGCGTGCGCACGTCGGCGATCACCTGGTCGAACGTTCCGACGCGGTCGGCGAGCTTCTCCTTGACCGCGTCTTTCGCGAGTAGCACTCGGCCCTCGCCGTATCCGTCTCGCACGGCCTTCGCGTTCTCGGCGCCGCGGTTGCGCGCGACCGCCGACGTGAATGCGCCGTAGTACTTGTTCACCACGTCCTGCATCGCCTCGCGCGCCGTGTCATCGAGCGGGCCGTAGGGGTTGCCCTCTACCTTGAACTTCCCGGCCGACACCAGCGAGACCTTGACGCCTTTCTTTTCGAGGTAGGTGCTCCAGTCCTCGTGCGCGGTCCACACGCCGATGCTCCCGGCCATGCCGCCGGGCGTGACGACCACCTCGTCGGCGGCCGAGGCGATCCAGTAGGCGGCGCTCGCCGACATCGAGTTGACCGACGCGACGATCGGCTTCGTGCCGCGCGCGGCGAAGATGTCGGAGGCGAGTTCGTCCACACCGAAGGCGCTGCCGCCTGGGGAATCCACGTCGAGCACGATCGCGCCGACGTTCGGGTCTTTCACCGCAGCCTTGAACATCTGCCCGAGGATCTCGGTGGAGGTGCCCACGCCCGAGGACATCTCGCGCACCAGGCGCGCGCGATGGCCCATGATGCCGAAGATCGGCAGCACGGCGATCAGATCACCGCCCGCCTGCTGCTCGCGCTCGATACGCTCGCGCGCCACCTGCGGCGCCTCTCCCACGGCCGCGCGGATCTCCTCGTCCGAGAACTTCACGCCCTCGGCCCATCGGTGCAGGACCGCCGTCATGGCGATGAGCGTCTCGGGCAGCAGCGCCCAGGGCGTGCGGTAGAACTCGGTGAGGATGCGAAGCGCTTTGCCGTCCATGTCTCGATCTCCTGTTACGCGCGCGCCGCGCGCACGATCTGAAGCAGTTGGTGCACCCCGCTCGCTTGCAGCTCGGCGAGCCACGCATCGACCAGCCCCGCCATGTGCGCGGCCATAAAGGAGCCCAGGCGCATCGCGCAGTACTCGCTCGCGATCGCTTCATCGACTTTCATGTGCTCGGCGACGTGCGCGGCGTGCCCCGCGTAGAAACTCTCCACCGCGTTCAGGTCGCTGCGCCGGCTGATCTGCGCGCTCTCGCGGCGAACGACCCCGCCCGCCTCGGCGGCCTCCTCGTCCTCCTCGCGCTCGCGCTCCTCGTCCGTCTTTTCGGGCTCGGCCTCGATCGCGTTGGCCGGCTTCGAGCCTTTGTCCACCATGTCGTCGGCACGATCGAGCGGCACCACGTTGACCGGCACGAAGTAGCGGTCCCCGCCCTTGACCGGGTTCTGGTTTTCCATCTCGCGGATGTCGTTCGGCGAGAGCGAGCCCGTGGCGAAGCGCTTGCCGTAGAACTCGCCGCGCGTCTTCGAGTCGCCGCGCAAGAGTCCCTCGACCAGGAACTCGAAGAACAGCTCCTCCTGCTCCTCCTCACTCAGCAGCTGCGCCGAGAGCTCCTGCTCCCAATTCACGTACCAGGGCAGCATCGTATCGGTGACGAACTCGATGCCCTGGTGCTCGATGTTCGAGAAGGTCGCGTGCTTCAAGAGCCCGACCTTGTGCGGCGGCATCCGGTAGATAGACGCGATGTCGTAGCCCTTCAGCTCCCGCAGCTCGATGTACTGCAGATCGGTGTTCTTGATCCCGATCTCTTTCAGCGTCATGCCCTTTTCGAGCACGGCGGTGCTGCCCCTGCCCTCGCCCGTCTGCGCTTTCTGCCAGCTCTGGCGGAACTTGTCGCGCTCCCCGTCGTCCTCGAAGTGCCCGGGCCACTCGATCGCGAGCGGCGGCCGCGCGTCGTTTCTCATGCGCCGGGCGCTGAAGCTCTGCGCGGCGATCGCCTCGCCGATCGAGTCGCGCTGCACGGTCAGCGGCGAGAATCCCTCGATACCGTCGGAAGTGACGCCGCGGACGTGGAACACGTCGAACCTGGTGAGCGGCTTCTTGCTCCCGTCCTTTTGCGTGTAGAGGTATCGGAAGCTCTCGAGTCCATCGACCCCCATCGTGCGCTGAACCTCTACGCGATCCGGGTGCATCGGCACCAGCTCGATCGGCATCAGCGTCGCCGGGTCGTAGATGATGCGCGAGTAGGCGTTGTACCGGAGCACCAGGTGCCACTGCATCATCTGCCGCCACTGGAAGGTCGTTTGCCAGCGGTTCGGCCTCATGTGGATCAGCCGATATAGCGGATGATCGGTCGCGCGCTCCTTGCCGCGCGTCAACCGGCGATACAGGTGCGCAGGCACGGTCGCGACCGACTGCCCAAGCACCAGCGCGCACGCGAAGAGCGTCGAGATCGAGAGCGCGGTGTCCACCGATACACGCACGCCGGCGGCGCTGCCCAGGCCGACCGGCATGTACCAGAAATCGTCGTGCGGCGCGCGCTTCGTCGGTTCGTAGTCAGCGCTCAGAAACATCAGCTCTTCGCCTTCACGCCGACATGGCGCGCGAGGTGCACGGTGATGGCGACGACAAGCACGCCCGCGGCGAGCAGCCCGAAGCCCAGGCCGAACTCGAGCCCGACGCCGGCGCCGACCAGCACCACACCGGCGAGGAGCGACAGGTTGAAGACGATTTGCTTCATACCGTCACCACGTCCCAGGCTTTGCTCGCGCCCTCGACGCCCCTGACCGCGCCGCCGAACGCCATCATCAGCGCGACCATATCGTCAATCTTGTCCGCGGAGCGCTTCTTGTCGGGGGCCATGTTCAGGTTCACGTCATACCTCACGACAATGTTGGAGGCGCACCAGGTCAGGACCGGATCGCCGCCGTGGCTGAGGTTGCCGGCAATGTATGCCCGCTCGAATTCCTGCATCGCCGGGTGATAGCTCTTCGGCCCCTGGATAAATTGCTCCATTGGGACGCCGGCGTTCTTCAGCTTCTCGGTCAGCTGCGCGGCATTCCAGGCATCGTAGTTGATCACCTTCACCCGGAAGCGTTCGTGCGCCTCGCGCACCGCGCGCTCGATCACGTCGTGGTCGATCACCTCGCCCGGCGTCCGCTCGAGGAGCCCGGCTGCGGCCCACGCGGCATAGGGCACGGTCGCGCGGATCGTGCGCTGCTGCACCGCGTGCTCCGGCACCCATCGCCGGCCCCAGGTGTAATAGCGGCCCTCGAGCTTCCAGACCAGGCGGAAGCTGCAGAGGTCCGTCGTGCTCGCCAGGTCCAGGCCGCCCCAGCACGGGTGCCCGCGAAGCATCTCCAGATCCACCGGCTTCGCGCAGGCCTTCCAGTTCGCAAACCGGATCCATCCCTTCGCCGTCGAGCTCTGCCGGTTGAGCCGCTTGATGCGGAACTCCGCGAGGTTCCCGGGCATGTGCTTTGCATCGACCGCGGCGGTGCGGATCTGCCCCAGCAATACCTTGTTGACCTCGATCAGGGGATTGGCCTTGCGCCAGGCCCGCTCGTCGAAGTCGTCATCGTCGTCGTCCACCGAGAAGATGACGGCGAAGTAGTGATCCGCCTGAACCTTCCCGGTCAGGATCTGATGCGCGAACTGCCGCTGCTCCTGCCACGGCCCTGGGTTCTCGTACCCCTCCGTGGTCGTGAAGAGCCACAGCGGATTGCGCCGCGCGCCGGCCGCCGAGCGCAGCACGTTCAGCAGGTCGTGCGTCTTGTGCGCGTGGATCTCGTCCAGGACCGTGTGCGACGGGTTCAACCCGTCTTGCGTCGAGGCCTTGGCGTTGATCGGCTTCAGGCTCGCGCCGTTGTGCCAGCGCGCGACCGCGTTGGCGAAGGGCTCGACCGCGAAGGCCTCGCGCAGGTCCGGTGTCTTCAGGACCATCTTCTTCGCGTAGTCGAAGACGATGCGCGCCTGCGACCCGGTGGTCGCCGCGGTGAGCAACTGCGCGCCCGCCTCATCCTCGCAGCACATGCAGTAAAGCAAGATCGCTGCGGCGAGCGTCGACTTCGCGTTCTTGCGCGCGATCGCCAGCAGCGCCGTGTCGAATCGCCTGGTCCCATCGGGCTTCCTGAACCCGAAGATGTTGACGACGAAGAACACATGCGCTGCGTGCAGCGTAAGCGTCGAGGTGGACCATGTTCCCTCGACATGCGGCAGTTTCTCGATGAAGCCGCACGCATCGTTCGCGTGCCAGCGGTCGAAGTGGAACGGCGCTCGCTTCGCCCGGGCGCGCCTCAGGTCGGCGAGAAACCTCCGCGCCGCGCGCCTGAACCACTTGCCGAATCGCTTTCGCTTCTTGTCGGCGACGGCCGCGCGCGCGTACTCGATCGCGACCGTGACGTAATCACGAGGTGCGCTTTCCGTGCGCCGAGAACCTGTTCGCCGGCGGGGCTTCCGCGCCGACGTTCGCGACAACGCGGCGCCTGGCGGCCGGCGTGAGTCCGAATTCCGCCCAGAGAGCCTTGAGTGCATTGTCCTCGGATGCCGTGATGTCCATGTCCGCCTTCGCCTTCTTGCGGAAGCGCTGCCAGGCGTAGCAGAGCTGCTCGAGCGCGTAGAGATCCGGCACCTGCAGCACGCCGGACTTCACGAGCAGGCCGCCGAGCTCCTTCCAGAGCGCGGCGCCGTCGACGTTCAGATGCTGCGGCGGCTTCGGGAATTCCGATGCGCCGACCTTCGGATACTGCGGCGTGTCGTCGGCCGGGCGCCGATCCTTGCGATCCGTGCCGGCGATCACCTTGAAAGCGCGTGGCGTCTTCGCCGGGCCCGGCATCAGCACCTCCAAAAACGGTTTCGGCTATCCTGACCGCGCAAAAAAACGGC